ACTCATAAATTTCTTAAATACTTCTAATCCTTTATTAGTAACTTTAACTACAACGTCTCTACTAATATCTTGTGGATCAACGTTAGCAGCTTTAAGCTCTTCTTCGTCTTTATAAACCTTACCTGTCTTTTTATTCTTTATAACAGTTACTGTTTCTGTATCTATATGATATTCTTTCTTATCCATATTTTAATTAAATCCCATTGGGCATTTTCTTTTAATTTCTTCTGTCTTATTAACATTTTTCTTTCCCATTTTATAGCCCATGAAAAAGGAAAAGGCTAAAAATAATATTACTATTGCTGTATGCCAAAAATAAAACATATATCTTTATCCGTTTTGTTGTACTCTATTTATCAAAGCATAAGAGATTTGTCCAGAGATGGCATTTCCAGTTGCCGATTGAAATTTTAAACTATCACCCTCTTCTAGAACCAATGCATTATTAACAGCATATTCTGTGTTATTAGCTAGAATAAAAGTATGATAAAACTTATAGTTAATTGATGCAGAGCTATCTCTTACATAAAAATTAACCTCTGTAGATGAAGTTGTATCATTAGCCACAGTTATTTCTTTAATAATAGCAACTGAAGAAGCATCAATAGACAATACTGTTGTTAAACCATTTGTCGTTAAATCGTATCCTTTTATTTTATAAAATACACTCATGTTATAGTTACAGTTACAGATCCCACATTAGAAGCCATAGATTGTCCGCTTACAATGATAACATCTGAAATTTTAGTTCTAATTATTCTTCTAACCCCAGTACCAATTAAAAACCAATTATAAGTTCCCATCTCTTCTCTTAAATCTTCTTGAAAAGAAAAGTTTAATTGATCTTTTAATGTCTCTAAAGCTTGTAGAACTTGTCTTTGATTATCTGGTGAATACTCTTGACTTGGTTCTGGTATATATGTTGTAATTTTTGCCATTATCTTCTTCCATCAGGTTGAATATCTACTCTAAATAATCCATATCTCCAGTTTTCATCTACAGAATCATTTTCAACTTTAATACTCATTAATCTATTTCTTGCTCTAGTATCTATCTTAGTTGTAGATGAAGTTACAGTATAAGGTCCCAACATCTGACTATTTTGTGTTTGAGATGGATAATCTCTTAACAATAAAGTTACTTTAGCATTTCCATCAAGTATTTTAAAGTCTGGTATAAATCTATTTATCTTCATTAAATACTGACCATCTCCTTCTATATCTAAATCAAAGTCTCCTGATTCAACATATGCAGGTATTGCTGTTTTAACTCCAGTATAACTTACTTCATTAACACCTTTTTCATGTTCGTAATATGTACATGCTCCATAAGTATTAGTAACACCATTAATAATTGGAAATGTAGGAACACCAGTTGATATCCATTTTGTAGCATATGGTTTATCATAAGTTTGCGCATCTGAATAAGTTGTTCTAGTTAAAGACATTGTAGTCCAAGTATTTTCAACGAAGTTATACACTACTGATGTATTAACCTGTGTTGAGTTGTTTGTTGGATAAAACCAAATCACTTCATTAAATAAACTATTATGAGAACCATAAACAATGTCTGCAGCATTGTAATTAATACCAGGATTATCTCCACCTGTTGTAAATACATAATCTTCAACAAGAGAAGATAATTGTCTTACCGTTCCATCATAAGAAAAGAATCCTCCACCAAATCCCATCCAATATATTGCACCTTGTGCAAAGACGATTGAATGCTGACCAATACATCCACAGTTTGTACCCACCTGTCTAATTGAAAAAACAAAAGGTGGTCCAACAAATTGCATAACATAAGCTGCTTGATCCGTTAAAATAAATATATAATCCTTACCTTGTACAGCTCCGACAATGTAGTTTCCTGTGTCTAATCTAAATGTACCTGCTGTATTTGTTGCAGTGGGTAACCAAGTATTATAATCTTCTTGGTTTGAAAATCTTATAAACATCGGATCTTGTGTTGATGGAGTTCCAATAGTTGTTTCAGTTCCAAGTAATATTAAATGTCTATCTCTATCAGATACAATTGAACAAACAGATTTAGTTGGAGCTCCTGCTATTACAGTTGCTCTAATATTCAAGGCCCCTGAATCTCCTGGATTCCATGAAAATGTTTTACCATCTTTAATAGTTGCAATTAATATTTGTCCAAAGTTATCAAATGACCAGTTCGCTGGTGACAATACCACTGTCGGAGCTGTTGATGCTTCACCCCAAGCAACTGTACCCCAAGTAGATGTTCCCCATCCATAACCATAGGTTTCATTAACAGGGCCCACGAATATATAAGGAGTTGTAATTAAAGATCCACCTCCAGTAACACCTGTTCCTGTTTCAGCTGTAGCCATTGTAATTCTAAATGTAGATGAAGTTGGAACTGAAATTACTTCAAAAGTATTTGTTGTAAAACTTGCTGATGTGTATCCAGTAGTTGTTGGTCCCGGTGTTGTAACGCTTGTAAATATAATATAATCACCAACTGAAAGTCCATGACCTGCTTTATTAATTGTAACTGTAGTTGACGCTGTTGTTGATGTATAAGTACATCCAGTTATGGCTGTACCAAGTGGTGTAATATCGTAAAAAGCACCTTCAAAATAAATAGCTAATATTTTATTAGTGCCTATTGCTGCATATTTATTACCATCTAAATCTGTCCATGTGTGCTGGGCTCGGGCAACACCAGCTAATGTTTCAGGTAATAATTGCTGCCAACCACCTATTTTCTCAGGGTATCCATAACGAAAACGAATAAAATCACCGTCAATCCACTGACCTTCTGCGGCAGTTGAGGTATCTTGTTTGTTAAATCCAGCTTTTATGGGTATCTTTTTTAAAGGCATAAAGGTTCTTATATCTTATATCTATATAATTAACAATAAAGAGTTATTTATTTATAAGTTGTTTAGGAAAAGCTTGAATATTAAAATGTATAAATCTAAATGGCTCTATTCCATGATCTACCACAAATTCATGTTGGAGATAAGAATTAAAGAAAATAAATGTTCCAGGTTTTGGTTTAAAATTAATTGAAGAAGATGCTAGTGTAATTTGAAATCGATCTTTCTCAGGAAGTAGGTTCATCATTCGTCCAGATCTTGGATCATGAAATACAGGGTAAGACGTTTTTTCAGAACATTTTAAAAAATAAAAACCAGATATATGACCATTCCAGTGTATATGTGGAGAATGATTTCCACCTCCTAAACTTGCAAATTCTTGAACCCATAGTTCAGTGGCGGTTAAAAAGTAATCTGTTAGATCAAATCCTTGATTATTTAATATATCAAAAGCATTACTATTTATGTAATTTAAAAATTCATCAAAATTAGTATCTTTAATTAAAGATTCTGAATGATGAACTGTTACAAAATCTTTTTCATTCAATGATTTATTTTTTTCTTTTGCTTCTAATATGTAAATATTAGATGCTGCATTTAATTTTTCTACCCATTCTTTTTTTTCACTAAAATAAATAGGAGTATTAAAAATATAACTTTCTGTTAAATTCATTTTCCTTCAATTTTAGTATCATTATATGTAATTTTTTCTTGTGTTTCTTTTTTAAATTTAAGATTCCATTCAGCAACCATTTTAACTAAATTATTACCAAAATGCCTCAAAGCTTCGTCAGATAAATGTATTTTTCCTTTTTTTAAAATTAACCATCTTTCTTTTACAGAAAATTCTATATCACAAGATCCATTTTCGTGTTGTTTAAATATCATTTCTTATTTACCCAAGTTATGTTAGTATTTTTTTGCCAATTATTCAATTCTACCATATTAAATGCTATTGTAATTCTTACAATATCATTTTCAATTTTTTTTACACTATGATTTAAAAGAGGGTGAAATAATATAAATTTTCCTATTTCTTCTTTAATTAATAAATCATATTCTTTAAAATATGTACCGGGGCCACCATCAGTTAAATATAATATACCACAAAAACCAGAAACACTTCTATGATTATGTTCGACGACTTCTTCTCCTCTTTTACAAAGATTTCCCCAAGCTTCAGAAATTACAAAATTGTCTTGATATATCATTTTTATTTGTGGCTGTATTTCTTTTAAAAAATTTATAAAATCATTATTTTGTATTAAACTAAAAAACCCTGTAAAATGTCCTTTAACATTTGTTTTATAACTTAACTCTTCATCTTTATTATTTTTTACAAAATTTATTAAATTATTAATGATATCTTTATTATTTATTTTACCAGTCAGTATAAAAGTTTCTTTAATAACTTCCTTTACGTTTAATTCAAAATTCATTTTTGCATTCCATAAAGTTGTCTTTTGTCTTTAAACCATTCTGTATTTTTTCCATTTTTATCTACATAATGTAAAAATGTTTGTGCATGCCAATCTCCTTTAAATTCTTCTCTCCAATGTTCTACTTCACATCCCAAATATATTGCAGCATCCCCTGGTTCCATATTTATTTCTGTTCCATCCATATAAATTGTCCATTTAGTTCCGTCAGACCCTATCATTACTGTTACGCTTATTTCACAAGCAGGTCTATCTTTATGTTTTTTTAAATCTGCGTTTATTGTATACATTCTCCAAAATGCATAAGTACATAATAATTCTAACCCAGTTTCTTTTTGCATTAATTCTAACTTATTAATCATTAAAGATTCCATTAACGGATCTCCATAAAAATATGTATCTGCATTATCATTCATTACAAAGTCGAATGAATCAAAATTTAATCTATGTTTCATTCTACAGTAGTCTGTTAATAATTTAATTTCTTCTTTAGTTAAAAAGTTTTTAATTAATTTATATTTAAAGTCTTTTCCTATAATCATATTATTTTTTAGTTTTAAATGCTAAATCTTTATCTAATATATTGTCTATTACTTTGTATTCCATAATCCATAAGATAGTACTATGCGAGGACTTAAACTTACTGCATAGTGATTTTTATTAGCATCTATTTTTAATAAATCTCCTTCTTCAACTATGTATTCATTATCTTCTACTACATAAAAAGTTTTTCCGAATAGTCCTAATATATAAACATCTTCTAAATCTATATGTGGTTCAGTAACACAGCCAAAACTAAAAGATGCAAATAATATAAAATTATTTTTTATTTTTTTAGTATTGTATTTAAAATTAAACATTTCATACAAATCATGAAAATAAAAATCTTTTTGAACATCTACTACTTTCACAGTATGATTTAATACTTTTTCTGCATTATACGTATTTTGATAAAATGATTTTAATGAATTTCTATTTAAAATTGAAGATAAATAATTGAAATCAAATTTTTTTTCAAGACTAATAAAATTTTTAATTAAACTCATTTATAATGCCCATGCTACAATTGAATACCTTTTTCCTTTTGTTACTGGTTTAACAGTATGAGGATATAAAAAATTACTAGGCCAAATAATCATCCTATTAGGTTTAACATCTACTTGCCATTCACCAGAACCATCCGGGTTTCTAAAACATAGATTTCCACCTTCATAATCATTGTTTAAAAGTAAAATACAACTCATAGTTCTTGGAACTGTTGCAAAATGATCTACATGCCAAGTATAAAAACCTGTATTTTCATATTTCAATATTTCAATATCAAAAATATTTTTATATTCGTAATCTAAAATATTATTGTCTATTTTATATTGTTTTAAATTTTTATCAAAAAGAGTATACAATAAATTAAACCAATGAACATCAGACAATGAATTACTTAAATTTGAAAGACCTAATGAATATGTTCTTCTTATATTAAAATCTTTTCTAATTTCATCCCCTCCTCCAATTTTAGCTTCATTAAAAGTAGAAACATTAGCGAATCTTATTAAACTAGATAATACATTCCAAGGTAAAACCTCATCATAAATATTTATAAAATTTTTTATTTCCATGATTTTTTATTCCAATATTTTTCTTTATAAACATTTAATAATTTTAAACTATATAAAATCCTAGATCTCTGTATTTCTTTTTGTTTTTTCGGTTTCAATGTCATTTTCCATGAATCTCTTTTAAATGGTATTATTTGCACGTAAGGTGTTCCTTTTTTTATAGTTGTTTCTAAAACAGGGTATTTATCCCCATTTATTACTATTGGAAAATTTATTTCAATAAAATGATTGTCAGTATCTACAATTCCTGAAATTATTGAAAATCTATCATCTGAATTATTTAATGGAGATATAAATAAACATGAATATCCTTTTGGTGTTTTTATTTTCCAAGGATTTACTATTTTATAAAAAGGTAAATTTTTATTTTTTTCAATAAGAGGAGATCCTTCTAATTGTTTTACAGGGTGAATATCAACACTTGAATTTAAATTAATACTTTTTGCTTCTAATATTGGAGACAATGCATGAAGACCGTATGTTTGAAAAGAATCTTTAAATATTTCTCCTTTTTCATTTTTACTATCTACATTGTGTCTTATATGAAGGTCTTGTGGCATTTTTAGTAGATATCCAGAAGTTAGGGTATCTAAAAAAGGCATGCAACCTTTTACTGTTTTATTTAATGTAGAATGTTCTAATTTTTTATACCATTCAGGTATATTTAATTTTGCAGGAATAGGATAATCTTCTTTCAGTGCAAAATAATCTTCGTGAGCATTAAACTCTATTTCTTTATCAAACATGCTATATTTATAGCAATTTTAAGGAATTTGTAAAGGATTTAATGAAGGCTGCCCTAAATCATTGAAATATTGCTCTAATGATTTATTTAAAGAATATGTAATATTATTTAAATTTAATGATTGCAATTGATTTTTATAATTATTCCATTGGTTATAAGATGGATGATTTGAATTATTTATTAAAAAATTTTGTATTTGATTACAAAAATTATTTATATATGTTTGTAATTCTATCTTATTTAAAAATTTAATAGAGGCATCACTATAAAAAATTTGATTATCCGCATATTTATTTATAGATTTTGTTCCATATTTTACTGCATTAAAGTTTTCTTGCGAATCTTCAATTATTTTAAAATCAGATTGAATAATATTTAAACTATTTAAATCATTTTGATTTTCTGCAATTTTATATAAAGAACCTTCTTGGTTATCTAAATTTTTTAAAAAAATAAAAAAAGACATATTAAGTTCCACTATTTTCAAAAACTACCAAAAATCCACTCCCACCACCTACTTGAGGGTTTACAGCACCAATTCCAGCCGCTGTAGAACCGGTTGCACCCGGTGTACCTGTAGATCCACCAGGTCTATATTGATTTGATATTGTTAAACTTGCACCCGGTTGATTACCTGGTGATGCATAAACATTAGCTTGGTTGGGTCCTCCTCCACCACCATTTACGGTACCTACATTAGCCATAGTTGTATTTCCCCCTGAACTTCCAGGAGGACCACCTGCATTAGGATTACCCCCTGCACCAACAGAATAGGGTTGCGAAAAAGGTTGTGTAATAGGTTTATTATAAAATCCGGCTCCACCATATCCACCCTGACGATTGCCAATACAACCAGGATCAGGTCCAGCACCTCCTCCACCTGCATACATATATACACCAAGTCTATTTGTAGTTGGTCCAGCAGTAAAAGTTCCAGATGATGGTCCTCCTGCCATCAAAGTAGGTATTCCCATTCCAGCTCCTGCTGATCCAGAAGATGCAGCAGTAATTCTACCATCAGCATCAACTGTAATTGTTGCTGCTGTATAAGTTGCAGCGGAAACACCAGTTGAAATTAATTGATTTGCTCCAACAGAGTTAGCTGCAAGTTTAGCTTGTGTAATTGTAGATTGAATAATTTGAGTTGCACCAACTGAATTTGATGCAAGTTTTGCTTGTGTAATAGTTGATTGAGTAATTTTAACTGCTGTAACTGCATTTGTTGCAAGTTCAGCTGTGTTAACTGCAAAGTCAGCGATTTGAGCAGAAACCACTTGTCCAGATAATGTAGAAAGATCTGTTACTCTAATATCTGTTCCATCAGCATATAAAATTTTAATTCCTTTATCAGTCGTAGACCAAGTTTGACCTGATCCAGTTGATGCATATTTAAATTGAACTGTATATGCACCTGTTGTTCCGTTAGATACTATCCATGTTTTTTCAATTCCATTTGGAACTGTTACGACTTGATTTCCTGAGATTGTTCCTGATAATTTTATAACTGCATTTCTTGCATTTGCTAATGCATTCTGTGTCATTACTAGAGCTGTTGTTTGAGCTCCACCCGCAATAGAAATATCTTGATATCCAGCGATTGCTTGTTGAATAACTACTAAATTGGTATTTGTAATTGCACCCCATGTACCAGCGTTTTCGCCAGTTGCCATTAATTGTATTGCTAGATCTGTAGTATATGTAGAAGCCATATTTTAAATTCCTTTGTTTTTACTCTTAATAAAATATTTATCAGTTTTTGTCAATTAATGCAATCCTTATATTCTAAGCTGCAACTTCTGTCCATACTATAGATTGTCCAGTATTTACAGGGGCCCAAGCACCTACATATAATTGACCAGTTGTTCCTGTCAAGCTATTTCCTGTCAAATTTACAGGTGTATTTGTCCCAACCGTTACAGAGCCTAAAGCTGTGGTTAAATTTTGACCTGTTATATTTACAGGAGTATTTAAACCAATAGTTACACTATTTAATGAAGTAGATAATAATTGACCTGTAACTTGAACTACAACTGCTATATCAACATTTACACTTCCCTGAGTTAAAGTTAATTGTTGACCGGTTACATTGGCATCAGGACCGGGATCTATTTCACCAAGTGCTAATGTTAATAACTCACCTGTTAAAGAAACATTACCTGTTCCAGTTACAGTTTCATCTCCAAGAGATAATGTTAA